ATATTAGTGAGGTTTGTAATTACGGGTTGACCTTGGATAATATCCAACATGAAACGATCAATACGAGTGCGATTATAAGTGGATGGTACGTAGCTGCGACCTATTCTGATTCTCGGAATGTCTTCGCCGTCATTCGTAACAAACGATTGGTCCACTTGATATAAAATAGGCTGATCATAACTTCCGTAGTAGTTATTCCCGAAAAAATATCCATGTGTCTGCGCTGGGTGTCTGTCACCGTCTAGAGTCTCTTCTTCGTGCCATAGCTTGCCCTCTTCTGTTTGTGGATTGCTTAATGTCACGTCATAAACAAAAGTATGATTCGCTGCAGTAAAATTAAGTCGATAAAATATAATGCCATTTTCTTTTATGAATATTCCGCGAGCATCACTAATTTGTCCAGCTTGAGCATATTGTGCTAATTGAAAATCTAATGCGCGGTTACTAATTGGTATCGATTCAGTACCAATAACTTGCATCACTGCGCCTAATCCGTCTCTATCTTGAGATAAGAAAATTAGCATATCAAAACCAGTGACAATTGAAGCGCGTGAAGGCGTTCCATATTCCATTAATAAACCATTATTACGTCTGAATGGTAAATTAGTTCCTATACCTGCGTTTTCCCAAATTTCAGTATAATTCGTTGAGAAGAAAAATATTCGTCTATGCAATGTTCTACATGCAACAATATCACCAGGATGAGAATTGATCGCACCTAATTGAAGTTGACCAGGTGCGAAAGCTTGCGTTAGCGTTGACTGAATACCACCATTAATAATCGTATTAGGTGGAGTTCCTGCGCCAGTGATATCAATAAATATATTTGAAAGTGCATTTGTAAATGAAGTCGCAACCCGAATGTGAGTCGAATCAACAAAGATTGCATAATAGGTTGTAGCGGCAACTAAGGGAGGTGGTAATACACCGCCAGCAGTTAATTGAAATTGCATTCCGGTTGGCATCACAGTGCTAACAATTAAAGTATCTGCAAATGGTCCAGGTCCAGGATCTGCGGTAAATGTATTTGATACAAGTCCCCAACTATAAACATTATTCAATCCTGATAGCTGGAAAGTATTTGTTGGTATTTGACTGGATTGCGATCCAGCATTGGCAACCACTAAAAATCCATCAAGGAAACAAACATCAATAGGCGCTATAGGGAAAGCTTTATCTACTAATATTAAATTCGGCGTAAATTGATTTGTACCTGTGTCCCAAACATAGCCACGTATACCATCAACAAATAATATTTGTTCGCCGTTCGGATTATTATTTGCATCTACTCCAACATAACCGGAAGAGGTAGCCATAGGAGTAGAATTTAATTTTGTTAATGCATTGGATTGATCACGACGCCAAATATCAGAACCCACAACAAAATATTCAAATTCATTTAATACATATTCGGCTCTGAAGCCACCAGTACTACCCGTAAACTCTAAATTGGTATTTTGCAATCCCGAGGTACTAATAAGAGATTTAGGTTTCTTTCCCTTAAGATCAATATACTCAAACATATTGATCGTGCGTTCCGCATCGATATTAGGGAATCTTTGATTGTTGTAACTGCCTACTATCTCAAAGTTTTCGATAGGCATATTAGTAGCTCAATATATTTGGCCAATAGAAAGGCTCGGGGGCCGTCATGGTGACTGATGGTCGAATCGTAAGATCAGTCTCATTACAATTTTTAAATGTCTCGTAATAATCATTGTATTCAGCTTCATTCGCAGCAGGCCAATTGCCTGATGGATAATAAGCTAGGAATTTACGAGCCAATGCATATTTCAAAAATCCATAATAGTTTGGTGGAAGTTCTCCAATTGATTGTTGATTGCTTAAAAAGTTAAGCATGCATTTCACTTGAATTTTACAAGCATAAGGTTGATCAGGAACGGGATATACCGTAATAAAAGATTCTTGCGCTTGTTTATCCAAGAAGATAAATCCAGGTCGCGCTAATAAATTCGTTTGCCGAACAACATTCCAATAAGTGGCTTTATTAATAATGCGCATCGGATAAACAAGTGAAGCTTGGACAGGCTGTGTCGGAAAGTTGTAAGCCGTTAAAATGTTTGTGCCTGAACCATTCGTTAAAATATCAATTGGAATACCCAACAATGCATTCGCTGAAGTGCTAGCAAGTTGCAATGTGGTAGGGCTTATTTGAATAGAATAATAAGTAGTCGTTGCAACAAAAGGCGATGGCACCGTTCCAGTTGTTGAAATCGTAACAGGTGTATTTGTAGGATAAGAAACTGTTGAGCTTAGCGTTAATAAATTGGTAACACTATCAGCTGTAAAAGGTGTTGATATTGGTAATGCGCCTGCAGGATTACCATTAGCGGGGACAAAATAATTTGCAAAAGATAAATCAACAATACGATCCGCTGTAATATCAGCAGGCATCATATCCGAAACCGAATAGGTATCTTTGCCAACAACTAAATTAAAATCGATTGTAGTTAAAAATGGGATGTAAATACTATCCGCTGCAAACTTATCAAGTAATTCATTAATTAATTCAAGACCAGTAGACAGCATGAACCCATCAGGTGTTTCACCAACACCTAATTCGCCAAGTAAATACAGGGCGTTAACAATGACATCATTAGTCGTTTTGACTTGTTGGGACATTCCTTGTCTCCTCGTCATGCATAAATTTTAAGGTTTTCTATGCATGAGGTTTATGTCATGCATAGATTTACCCATCATTTATGTATTAGGAGTCGTCGCCCATACCATCAACAGGGAACGCAACTTTGTCTAAACCTGAAGTCAGCTTCTTGCCAAAGTCCTGCGCCCATTTGCCATTGTTTTGCATATTGGCGTTGAACTCGAACATGTCAGCTTTCATCTCAGGTTTTTTGCCAGCATATTTATCAACTTTAGCTTGTTGGCTTTTAACAAAGGCATCTTTGCCCATGTGTTGCGATTCAAGTCGTCTTTGACGAGTATTTGCGATTGCCGCTTCCTTTCCAGGATTACCATCGTATCTGTCTTTCATGTCTCACTCCTTATGACAATAATTTAACGGCATATTGAGGATGCCATTTAAAGCCGCACAAAATGTCGATACGCATCAAGTTTTGATATCCAAGGATATCGCCAGTTTGCGTGACAGCGAGTGATAGCCCGGTTTCAGGATCAACCGCAACAGATGCATATGGAACCTGTAATTTGTAAAGAGGAGGACATACGATATCCAATGCGCGTGCAGGGTATGCAACGTTCACGTTATAGCTTGGCACCACGGTAACGGCTGAGGTTGTGAGGACTGGTCCATCCACATTTTGTAATGGGCTGGAAGTAGAACTTACAATGCTTGGAGAAACAGTAATGGTTACTGCACCACCACCTGAAGAGTTAGCCGCTGCGGTAATAACAAACTGCATGTTCTGACCGGTTGATTGACGGCTCAATGGGTTGACGCTATGAACGCCAGCAATCGAGATCAAATCACCTGGTAAGAAGTAGTTTGTAACACCCGCAGTTGCACCAGCTAATACGATCGTGTTACCAGAGGAAACAGTACCATTCACTGTCAATGTATCACCAGGATGCAAGGTTGGACCTGCGCCTGCTTGGTGACGGACAATATTTTGAGATTGGAAGATGTCGAAGTATGACAAATGACCAATCGCAGATTGACGCACAATTTCTTCGTTAAATACTGGAGTAAAGTTGTTTAACAATGCAGATTTTAATGACGAACCATCCCTGACAGTCATTGCAAGATAAGCATCGGAAGCAATATTAACACCCTGTTCCAATAATTTAGCACCAGCTAAATCGACGGTTGAGAATGAGTTGATTGGCGAACCAGCAGAACCTTGGAAGAAATACAATTCTTGTTCGGCATCAGCACAAATGTCTCTTTCCATTTGGGTAATGATATTTTGAATCGCTGGTTGAATAAACATACGACTGAAGTCTTCAATACGTAATGTTAGGTCCTGAACCGTATAAGCGATCAATGCGTGGTATTGGTGTGCCACGGTGATATTTTCAACAGTTTCGATGATGTCTTGTGGAACAGCAGTAGAGCCATCGCCAACGATAAAGTTGTTCTGTCTTCGTACCTGCAGCGTGTCACCGATCTTATATCCAGAGTTTTGGAAATCATCTTGATAAATCCGTGATCCAGTCATGACGAAAGGTGAATTGTTTGCAAACATTGCTAGAGCAGTATTTGAAACCAATTGAGTAGTAATAAATTGATTAGGCATCGTGCCGTCTCCATCCGTGAATAATTCATCCGTTTAAAAAGCACTTTCTTACTTGAAAGTGCCTTGTTTCATTCGGGATCTAATATCAGATACCGGAGTTCTATCGTTTATACCGGTTGAATTAATGACTGGATTGGACTTGATCTGTCCCAGGGGACGGTTGGCCGAGCCTTTTTGCTCACCACCACTAATCAAGGCATGACTCAGTGCTACTAATTCAGCCGCTTGATCAACAGGGTGGAGTTTTGAAATACGAGAGAGTGATTCAGGATCTTTGCCTAGTTTGTACAAGACTTCGCCTGCACTTCCTGGGCCTTTTTTGGGTAACATTAATGCGGCATCACGCATGTGTGCTGTGAATGGGGCATTGTCTCCACGCACTACGTCGTCAAAATCATCATATTTGTCTGCCGTATTATCGAGATGTTTTTGCAACTCTTGATACTGCTTCGCAATATGTTGCTGTGACTGCATATCTTTAGCTTTGCGCTCTTCCATATCCCGATGTTGAAGCGCATAACTAACTGCCTTGTGAATCGCATCATCAATTCCACCGTCACCGGCTTCATTGGGACTCATTTGCGGGTTGTTATATTGGTTAGGCTGCATTTGTGATTGCATTTCTGCAATTTTTTGCTGCATCTCACGCATTTCCCTTTCGTGAGCCCTCTTTTGTTGCTTCAATCGCTTCTGCACATAAAGAGGATCATTTGCATTGCTTCCGCCCTCTGACTCCTGACTTTCGTCATTCATCGCATCCTTGGGCATTCCTAAACCTTCTAAAGCTTCACCCGTCAAACTTTCCGTGTCGTTACCCGACATATCCTGAGCGCTATCCATATAAACTCCACTCGGCAATTCTTTTGCCCCGTCATTAGGCTTGACGTTAGCCCCGCAATCATCCTGACTACGTATGAAGCAATTTTACTCTTTCTAATTCATTTTACGACGCTACCTATAGCGTTTTTGCTTTTGCTTTCACCTTATTCTCATGTTCTAGCTTCGTTTCATGTTTGTATAAATCAGCCAGGATTTGCGTTGCTTTGTGCTCAAAATCTCTTTCTGATTTATGTCGGTCATGACCATGAATCGCTTCAGCTTTTCTGAGATCCAATTCATGTGTATATACCTCAGCGTGCGCCTTATCCTGCATGCCCTGAGCCTTTAAAAACATTTCAGCTTTCTTCAATTCAATTTCTTCTTGCTCAAGTTGCAATTTCTGTATCTTCACTTGAACCTCAGCTTGCTTGTTCTGAATCTCAGCTTGTTTAGCCTCAATTTCAGCCTTCATCATGATTTCTTGAGGATTAGGTTGTGGAGGTGGTGGTGGCTTACCCTCTTCTTTAGCGATGATTTCAGGCGGTACCAAGCTCTTAAGTCTGTCTTTGACTTGTTGCATTTGTTGAATATCAAGGTTGCCAGCCCAAAGGTCAGCTATGAGATTAAAGACTTGAGGATTATTGCTTAATGTTTCTTGGAAGAACTCAAGCGCTACTTCTTTTTGTACTGCAAAGGATGGGCCTGCATTGATCTCAACATCGAAATCACCAATGCCTAAATCATTTTGAAGGTTACCTTCTTTGTCTCTTTCATTGATATTAACTGAATCAGTTTTGCCATCACGCTTGCTGATCACCATGGTGCGCTCATCGTCACCAATGATGTGAGGCAATAGATCATTCACAACACGGCCACCTTGCTCAACGGCTTGGCTCATATTGTCAAAGAAAACATAAGCCGACATTGAGCCTTCTAGTTTACGCTCGCGTCTTGCTTTACCAGAGATATCGCGGCCCTGTAATGCTTCTGTTTCACTGAATCCAAGGATTTCGCGAATATCTTGAGTCGCTCGTTGAAAATTTTGCATAATGGCAGGAGAGAGATCCCATGGCGGCTGCTTGACCGGCATTTGTCCTGTTTTAGGATCTGGTTTAGCTCGTAGAATGCCCATTTGGAGTTCTGGGTTGCGCCAATCCTGTTCATATCCACTAATATTGTCGGGAGTTCCAAGCCATTGT